CACGGATTGGGATGACAGAATCAAACCAATAATGGATCCACAAAGAAAATAGTTTACACAAACGAAAAAGTGTATTATAATACTTTCATAAACAACAGGAGAAACAAATGGCAGTAAGAAACTTCAATGACGCAGAAAAGCAGAAATTGATCCAGATCATTTCCCAGGGCTCGCAAGTACTAGGTGAGGTAGAGGACTTGAAAGGTGGATTGAAGGACACAGTAAAAGCAATCGCAGAAGAACTAGAATTGAAACCAGCACTGATCAACAAAGCGATATCGGTTGCACACAAAGGCAACTATCAGAACATCGCGGATGAGATGGACACGCTGGAGAGCATACTTAACACGGCCGGCAAACTTTAATGTTGGACAAAGTCAGATCATTCTGGCTTCGCAGTTTTGAAAGTGACCGGACGGCGTTCTACTTTGAGCTGGTCAGTTTCGTTTTCACGGTTGCGGCCAGCATGACACTAGCCATATCCGCCAGAGATCCCAACATGCTCATAGTGTATCCGGCATTCTTCGTCGGTGCAACCACGCAGTGTTACGCATCATACAGGAGAGGTGCGGCATGGGTTATGATTTTGACTTTCTACTTCAGTTGTGTTAATATATTTGGATACGGCGTGGCCGCAGGATGGTGGTAAGATGAGTTACATAGATGCACTTTACAAGAAAGACGAGGACAAGATATACGTCGTGGAACGTGATCCCAAGAAGGGCAGGATATTCACTGAGTATGACGCCAGGTACGTGTTCTACTACGAGGACGCAAGGGGCAAACACAGGTCAATGACCGGTGCACCATTACAGCGGGTGCAGTGTAGCACACACAAGGAATTCATAAAGGAACAGCGAATAAGATCCAACAAACAACTGTACGAGAATGACATCAATCCCGTGTTCAGGTGCCTGGAAGAGAACTACCTGGGCAAGGAAACGCCCAAATTGAATGTCATGTTCTTTGATATTGAAGTGGACTTCGATCCCGATCGAGGTTACTCAACAACAGATGATCCGTTCATGCCCATAACTGCCATAAGTTGTTACATGAGCTGGACGGACCAACTGGTCACATTCGCCGTGCCTCCCAAGACGATCAGTATGCAGGACGCACAAGAACTTACAAAGAGATTTGACAACACCATGCTTTTTGAAAAAGAGAAAGACATGTTGGACGCATTCCTGGAACTGGTGCAAGACGCAGACATCCTGTCTGGGTGGAACAGTGAGGGTTACGATATCCCATACACCGTGGGTAGGATACAGAAAGTATTAAGTGGTGATGATACGAGACGTTTGTGTTTCTGGGGAGAGAAACCAAAGAAGAGGGTGTTTGAGAAATACGGACGGGAGCAGTTGAGTTTTGATCTTGTGGGTCGTGTACACTTGGACTTGTTGGAACTATACAGGAAATACACATATGAGGAGAGACACAGTTTCAGGCTTGATGCAATAGGCGAACATGAACTAGGTGAGAGGAAGACAGTTTATGAGGGATCACTAGATAACCTATACAAGAATGATTTTGGACTGTTCATAGAATACAACAGGCAGGACACAGCACTACTGGCCAAACTCGAGAAGAAATTGAAGTTCATAGAACTGGCCAATGAGATAGCACACCAGAACACTGTGCTGTTACAGACCACGATGGGTGCAGTTGCAGTCACAGAACAGGCAATCGTAAATGAAACACACAGACGTGGAATGCAGGTGCCGGCCAGGAAGTACAAGAAAGACGGTGAAGAGAATCAACCGGCGGCAGGAGCCCACGTGGCGACCCCACAAAAGGGAATACACGACTGGATAGGATCTGTTGACATAAACTCACTGTACCCTAGTGTGATCAGGGCATTGAACATGGGTCCTGAGACCATAGTGGGTCAGATAAGACCAGTGATCACTTCAGCAGAGATCAATAGGGCCAAACACGCCAAGAAATCATTCGCGGCGGCATGGGACAGCCAGTTCGGTAGTTGGGAGTATCAGGCAGTGATGAATCAAGAGAAGGGCACAGAGATAATAGTGGACTGGGAGGACAAGACCAGTGTGCGTATGAGTGCGGCTCAACTGTACGAGATCATATTCGATGGCAACAACAAATGGATGCTGAGTGCCAATGGTACCATATTCACTTACGAACATGAAGCAATCATTCCAGGATTGTTGAAACGTTGGTACGCGGAGAGACAGGACATGCAGAAGAAGATGCGTGAGTGTGGAGACAACGAGATCGAGAGGGAATACTGGGACAAGAGACAACTTGTGAAAAAAATTAACTTGAACAGCCTGTATGGTGCGATACTAAATCCAGGATGTAGATTCTTTGACATCAGGATAGGACAATCAGTAACACTTACAGGCAGATGTATCACAAAACACATGGCCAGCAAGGTCAATGAGATCGTGGCTGGCAAGTATGACCACAAGGGTGAAAGTGTTGTGTATGGAGACACTGATTCTGTTTACTTCTCAGCATACAAGACACTACAGAAAGAGATCAATGAAGGTGTCATACCATGGACCAAAGATTCAGTTGTGGCACTGTATGACAGGATAGCAGATGAGGTCAACGGATCGTTCAAAGCGTTCATGACCAAGGGCTTCCATTGTCCCAGCACACGTGGTGAAGTGATCGCCGCGGGCAGAGAACTAGTGGCGTCTAAGGGATTGTTCATCACAAAGAAGAGATATGCCGTGCTTTACTATGACAAGGAAGGCAAACGTGCTGATGTAGAAGGCAAGGAGGGCAAGATGAAGGCCATGGGACTAGATCTCAAACGTTCAGACACTCCCGTGTTCGTGCAGGACTTCCTGAGTGACCTGTTATACATGGTACTCACAGGAAACACGGAAGAGCAGGTGCTGGAGAAAATCAGCGAGTTTAGGGCAGAATTCAAATCAAGACCTGGTTGGGAGAAAGGTTCCCCCAAGAGGGCAAACAACATGACCAAGTACACAGCGGCAGAAGAGAAGGCAGGTAAGACCAACATGCCAGGACATGTTAGGGCCAGCATGAACTGGAACAGGTGCAGGGAGATGTATGGCGACAAATACAGTATGCCAATCACTGACGGTGCTAAAGTGATAGTGTGTAAACTAAAACAGAATCCATTGGGCTACACAAGTATCGCATATCCCGTGGATGAGATGCGTATACCTGAATGGTTCAAGGAACTGCCATTTGACGGTGATGCCATGGAGGCAACGATACTTGACCAGAAGATCGACAACCTCATAGGAGTATTGGGTTGGGACGTGCAGTCAACGGAGACCACGAACACATTCAACAAACTGTTTGAATTCTAAATATCATTATGTTAAGCATAGAAGAAATAAAATTACTGATCGAAAAACTAGAAAGGGTCAAAAAAGAGGACCTGCAGGAGTTGATAGATTCCAATCTAAAGATACTGAAGGATATCGAGTTGGCCGTTGATGCCAACAATAAGGACGTTATCAATAGACTAGACAAAACACCAGAATGGTTCAAACGTGATCTTGATGTAAAGGAAAAGATGCCCACGACAGACCCTACCTTACAGAGATTCGTACAGAGCAAGATATTCCAGTTCGCGAGAACTAACATCTATAACAGCCTAGAGATAGGACCAGGCAACGGAATGTTCTCCATGGACTTCAGGGCCTGGAGACTGAATTTCTTCCTAGATATACTGATTGACAGGGAAAAGGTCATAAGAAACAAGTTCAATCCTAGGCACCACAAGTACCTCAAGTTCTACACCACACGCAAAACTGACTGTTCCAACATACCACAGGGCAGTTGCAATCTCGTGTTCAGTTGGGACACATTCGTTTTCTTCACACAACAACACGTGCAACAGTATCTACATGATATCAAAAGGGTATTGATCCCAGGAGGTTACGTATTCATGCAATACGCCGACTGCCATTATGATCTTGAACTAGATCTGGCCAAGAGGGGATATTGGAACTACAACACCAAGACTGCCATGACACAGATGATCAAGGACGAAGGATATGAGGTCGTTGAGATGAACCAGTTCCGACCAGGTGCCAGTTACGCCATATTCAAGAAACCTGGTAAACAAAATCCTGTTGTGTATAGAGTTTCTGAAATAACACTAGACTAAGACCTAAATATCATGTACAATTAGAACATTATGATAGACATCTTAAAAGACATCGTTAAACATACGCATGGACTGGGATTCTTGGATCTTGTCAAAATCACTGGGGACGATAAGGAAACTACAATCGACTCCATGGCAGAAGACAGATCTGTGATCCTGCAGGGGTCTTTCCACAAGCCACAGACAGAAATGTCTGGTACATTTGGTATGCCTCAAATGGGTAAATTAGATATCCACTTGAAGTGTCCTGAGTACAAAGAGAAGGCGAACATAACTGTGTTGTCCGGTGAGAGAAACGGTGCAACCATTCCGACAGGAATCCATTTCGAGAACGAAAAGGGTGACTTCAAGAATGACTACAGATTCATGAACGCTGAGATCATCAACGAGAAACTTAAGACCGTGAAGTTTAAGGGTGTTAAGTGGGACGTGGAGATCGAACCCTCAGTGGCGAGTGTGCAGAGATTCAACTTCCAAGCAACTGCAAACACTGAACACAACTCCTTTGTTGTGAGAACCGAAGATGGGAACTTGATTTTCACTTTCGGTGATCAGGCATCACATGGTGGTGAGTTTGTATTCGCAACTGACGTTAAGGGCACACTTAACAAAGGTTGGAGTTGGCCGGTAGGACAGGTGCTACAAATACTTAAACTATCAGATTCAGCGAAGGTCACGTTACACTTCTCCAACGAGGGTGCGATGCAGGTCTCTGTTGATTCGGGTTTGGGCAAGTATCAATACATCATACCAGCACAGGCGCAATAATGACGACAGATAATAGTAAGCAGGAACACCTAGGGGAGTTAAGCAGAGACTTCGCAGTATTCCTGCCTGCTATATCTAACTTCTACAACACGTTTATCAGCAAACAGAGAGTTTCAGAAGGCAAACACATCTCGGAAGACAGGATCCCACAAGGTTTCGAGAACGGTGTTGAAGGATTGAACTTCATCAATCCAGATAAGGGCATGTTCACTTATCCCACAGCACTGTACTCGGCGGGACACGCCTGCTTGGACATGGAAAAGGTCAATGACCGAGATCACATGTTTGTCAACAGAGATAGGAAGTTCAGCACAATAGTTGGTGATTCCGGTGGATATCAGATAGGCAAGGGTGTAATCAAATTTGATTGGAAAGATTTCGAGGGTAACAAGGCAAACAAAGTAAGATCAGATATACTGAACTGGCTTGAACTCACAAGTGACTGGGCAATGACATTAGACGTGCCAACATGGGCGGCAGATGATCTAAACAGTCCAAAGACAGGATTGACAAGTTTCCAAGACACACTGGACGGTACCATATACAATAACAAGTTCTTCCAGAAGAACAGGCTAGGACAAACAAAACTATTGAACGTGTTACAGGGAGATGACTGGAACACAGCACAGATATGGTATGATGCTGTCAAAGACTTTGAATTTGAAGGATGGGCTATGGGTGGTATCAACATGTGTGACATGGAAGTGATGCTCAAGCGTCTAATCATAATGAGAGATGAGAAGAAACTGGACGGCAAAGATTGGATGCACGTACTAGGTACGTCACAGATGGATTGGGGTTGTTATCTCACACAGGTACAGAGGCAGGTCAGGAAACACATCAACCCAAACTTCACAATAAGTTTTGACAGTGCGTCAGCATTCTTATCGACTGCTAATGGACTTGTATATACACACAACTCATTCACTCCAGACAGGTGGTCGTTCGTGATGGACAAGGCACCGGATGATAAGACACTGAAAGGATCCGATATACAGTTTCCGTTTGACAGTGGTATTGGACGTAGATTGAAAATGAAAGATGTATGTTGGTATGGCGAGCAGGACGTCAACAAGAATGGTAAAATTGGTGCTACAAGTTGGGACAGTTTCAGTTATGTATTAATGATGGCCCATAACGTGTACAACCAGATCAGGGCAATACAGATCGCAAACGATCTCAACGACATAGAATCAAGGAAATACAGACCAGAAGTAAAACACTGGAGAAAAACAAAAGCAAGTGACAAGACAGACGAACCAAGCATATACGTTCCGAGGAACATACTGTACTTCAACACATTTGTAGAGGAAGTGTTTACCAGTGAAAAACCAATGGACGTGATAGCAGGAGCATCTAGTTATCTAGCAGACATAAGGGGCAACAGATGGGCCAGGGCAACAGGCGGTGGTAAAGGCACGAACAATTTCAGTTCTTTATTTGAATAGGAGGACAACATGGTAACAAAAAAGAAAAAAAGCAAAAAACTCAAGAAACTACAAGACGAGCACCAGTATCTCGACAGGAAGGTGGCACAACTTACCAAGGACAGACTCAAGGACAGGAGTACCGAAAGCAAGGAGGTGCTTACCAGATTGAAAAGGACCAAGTTGATGATCAAGGATGCCATCGCAAGGGCAAAAGCCACGTTGACAAATTAGTCAAACAACATTATAATAAAATATGGACAGAGATTACAAAACAGGCAAGAGTGCAAGTGTAGGTGTATTTTCAGGTCTGGAAGTGGAACACACTCCGGCATTTGGTAAACAGACATTGTTCCTGGCAAGGAACGATCTTTACTATGATCAGATAGAAGAGATGGCCGAAAAGGTCGGTGCTGAAGCAGTGTATTTTGGTGCCAACAGGACTTTCATGCACAACCATGCCACACAGATCAATCAGATGATCAGGTTGCTTAGGAAAGGGTACTACGTCACAATAGATTATCCACACAGCCTACACAAAGAAGTCAAAGCGAGATTCGAGAGCATATGGACACACGAGAAGTTTATACCTTTCTGTTCAATCATATTCCCCAAATCCGAGGATGACGACAACCTGTGTATCAAGGTGGATGATGTTGATTTCGACAGCACCAATCCAGGTGTGTGGACTATGACCATGGACCACTTCAAACAGAGTGCAGGATTCACTTCCTGGAAAGAATACAAACAGGATGAACCAATAGAGGAGAGTGATGCCAAAGAAGCAGTCTAAGGATAAGGCAGACAAAGAAGGCCTGGCCAGTTATAATGCTTGGTTGAAAGAAAATAAAAGATTAGAGAAGATGGGCCTGTATGGTACAGATCACATGGCCAAACGGATTGACGAACTAGAAGCACAAGTTGAATTATTACAAGATTTACTAGAAAAAGAAAGGAAACGTAAGAAATGAGCACCGAACAGATGAGAGATCAAGCACTGAAAGAGCAGGCCAACAAGGCTACCAAGATGATATGGGTAACGTTCCGTAAGGAAGGCATCCACAAGTATCCAGCGGCACTGGACGATCCCAAACTGGCCACTGGCGATGAATATGATGTAAGTTTCCTGGGACACCCTCACAGACAC